TGTAATGCACCAGGTCCATTTTGACTGTGGTCAGACTGGAACTGTTGGTGGTCATATGACTGGAATAAAACTCTGTTCGTTGTGTACTGTTGAGTGGTTGTGGATTGAGAGCCCAATCAGGCCAACCTGTTGGTGCTGCACTCACAGTTTGATTTTTGCCAGTGATAGTGGGTATAGTAACCTCTTGACTGGGCACAAACTCAGGGTATATCGAATCCACAACATTACAGTCCGCACGGGCTCCTGCATTGGCATCGGTAAACACTGCCTGATGATAACTGCCTTGTATGCGTTCTATGCTGTAGCTGCCAGGTTGGGCCACAATGTCATTGGTATCTTCTGGGGCAAGTACCAGTCGCACACGCCCTGTTGCGGCACTGAGCACGTCCATGTTTTTTTCCACCAACAGCTGATCGCCTGTTTGATTCATCAGTCGGAATCGAAATGTAGACCCTGTGATGTTTACAGGCTTTTGATCCTGGTTGATGAATTCAAAGAGCAACACATTGTCAACACCTTTGTTTACTGTTAAAGTTTTTGCGTACACTGGATCATACCTCGCTTGAAAATATCCACCCGTGGTGTCTACCAGTAATACTCTGGTGATTTGTTGATAGAGATAAACGGTTGTGGAATACATTGTTGTATTTAGCAGACCATAAATAACCGCAATGGGCAATAACATATTCCAAAAGCTAACAGAAAAATATCCGTTTATAACACTATGCGTTTATGCCAATACAGAGTATGTGGGCGTGGTACAAAATAGAGATGATGACGTGACCACTATCTACGATTTTGGTGCTGTGATGGCTCAGGAAGACAAGCTGGGATTTCTAGAACTTGCATCCACCTGGTGGTGGGAAAGCAATCGATCTATTCCCATCAACATCTTTTTACGCAGGGACTGGGACAAATTCCGCAGCACATTGCGAACTTTTGTCAACAAAGACCTGGAAATCTTACACGGTCCTGCTTGCAGTTTGTCTGACATTGCTCGCAAAAAGACCAAACGCAGAAGCATCACACTGGTTCGACGTCTTGACTGAGCAAACTCATGTGCAAGGCAACCAACATTGCGTAGCTTAGGCTGTGACTCTTCTTGAATGTGTAGCCCCGACTGGTGTCACCGTCCCAGACTGATTTGAACACTTGATCCCAGGGCTGACCCTGTAAGTGTGCTTTGCCCGGACGAATAACCGATATAAATGCTGCCATTCTTGCAATAGAGTCCGGCCGCATTTGTTGCAACAAATCAGTATAATTTCCCACATGCACCAGTTGGCTGGCCCAGGCAGAATCAGTCCATAATCTTGCCCAGTTTGGCTCTTGCGCCAGCAATTGATCATAATGTGCTTGATCACGAATCAACTGATACACACTCATGTTCAAAAAGTCAATTTTAAAGTAACCACGAGCCTCTGCTGACTCATAGTCTATGGCTGCACACTGATTTACAGGATCGTAAGGAATATCAGTGACATACACACCCGAATTGTGACGTCTGGGTCTTCCATCTGTGATCTGCCGTGCAGGTGTGTGCTGAATCAATTTCAGTATGTGTTCGCGGTCAGCAAAGTCAATGTCAATGTCTGCGCTCATTGTTGTACCAGTGCAGTCACTATGTCCAGTTGTTCCTGTGCCTGTGCCACTGCGGCTGCTGCATCGGCCACAGCAGGATGTTGTCTGGCCAACTCTTCTAGGCGTTTTTCTTGTTCCATTCGACGACGAACCCACTGGACAGCTTCCTGTGTTGGACCGTCAAGACTTATCTGAGTATGGCTGCAGGACAACGTTAGCCAGCTGACACCGTCATACACTTCTATATTTTTTAAACTTGTATTGTACCGTAATATTCCAGCACTCTGAGATCCTGGGCTTATATACGGCTGCATAGAGCTGCCGCCTGTGGTTACTAACCCTGTACCGGGTATTATTCCTTGAATCATGTTACCATCCTGCCTTGGTTAAGATTTCTTGTGCATATGCTTGATCTTCAGGGTGATCTCTAAAACGTTTTTGCCAGGCATCACTGTCAATATAACTCCAGATCATGGCCACCTGAGTGGGATCCAGGCTGCTCAAAAACTTTTGTCCCGATTCTGAGTTATAAATTACCCATGGACTTATTCTTCCCGATGTTATTGCATGGCATGCTGCATTGGTATTACCGTAACGCATGCAATCATGTGCAGGATGGCCTGTGTTTTCTTGCCAGGTCATGCTGTATTCAATTGCTCGGGCCAAGGCATCATCCACTGCTTCCGTCTGCAGGTGTGCAATCAAGTACTCAGTGTACACACGATCGCTACACCAGTAGTCAATTTTTTTGTTGTGCTTGAGCAGCCAGTCAATGAACCGCGGGGGATTTATCACACGGGTATCCACACAATAGCGACCAAACTTTACAAATGCTCTGTAGTAGGCCGATGTCACAAACGTGTCAAAATCTTTGGTGCGAGCCGAACCTGCTGCAATTTCGTAAAAACGTATGTAACTTTGAAAGCCCAACCGAACACCTGCCTCATTGCGGCTTTGATGCCTGCGCTTGGGCTCGCACATGTGTACTGCAATTGAGGTTTCTCTTGCAAACTCTTTCTTGCAGTATTCACATGCGAATTTACTTTTTGTCTCGTCCGGCTGCACGATTGTAATCATCAATTTCTTTTTGTGTGGTGATTTTGGCCATGACGTCAATTTCGTCGTCTTTGTAGAGTGGGAAGATTTCCTGCAGAGCCCGGCGTTTCACACTGAGTCCTGCTTCTTTCTTTTTGGGCGCAATCCAGTTGTGTCGAGGAGTGCCCATGCCTGGACTAACAGCAGTGGCGCACAACCATTGCAGTTTGGGATGACGACCTATGTCAAAAAAGTGTTTGTTGAGATAGTGGTTGCAGCTTTGCACATAGTATTCTTGCAGTTCACGAGAACCTTCCACTGCTGAGCCCCAGCGCAACATTAAAAATGTGGAGAATTTCTTGCGCTCATCAGAATCAAGTTCATCATAGAAGTCTCTGTTCTTGATGTCTAATTGTCGCATCTCATTGCCAATGTGTAACTTGTCACTCATGTGTTTTGCTCAGTTGATAAATCATAATAACACGATCTATAGCATCTTGTAAAGTGGGATTGGTTTTGGCCATTCGGTGAATCTCGCCCCACATCTTGGAATCCATTAAATGATCGTGCAAGGGTCTGCCATCGCTGGTGCGATAATCGTAGCCCATTACTTCACGTGTGTTGGGATCTGCCCCAAACTCTCTTCTAAACACTGTGTCACCCACACGTTCGTAAATGTATGTTGCGTCTGGCTTGAGCTGTCCCATGTTACCAGGCTTTGTTGTAGTCCACAATCTCGCAGTTGCGGCTGACGTCTTTCACAAAGTAAACACAGTCGGGTTCTGCATCGTCATTCAGCGGCACGGCCAGCATCTGACCATTCTTGAGTTTGGGTGCGTACCACGTGACTTCTTGGTACACATCCACAATTTCGATGTCAGGAAAGCTGGGTCTAAAACTTGTGAGTGGATTGAATTGAAACACTCTAAAGCCGCGATCATTGATGCTGGTTAATGGCAGTACTTCAAGGTCACCCACGTCAGGTTCACCGATCAAGATCTGCCAGTCCATGGGCATGCGTATTGTGGCGTCACCTATTCGCAGCACCAGAGCAGGAGCAGTAAAGCTTTCTAAAAAGATCAAGGGAATAAAATGATAGTCAGGATCTTTGGGGTCGCTATTGTCTAAAATAGCAAATCTCATGTCATCTACTTCTTCGGGCAGGTGATCGAGATTGTAATAAGTGTTGTCTAGTGTTAAAATTCGCATGTAGTAATAATACAGTAGTTGCGGGTCAAAGTCAACCAGGTTTGATCTTTAAGAATCTTCATTTACAAATTTTGATAATTTAATAGATAAAAGATCAATCACCGAAGACTCGGACAAATCAACTTGACGGGTTAACCACTCATTATGATATTTTTTACATTGTGCTGTAACTAATTTTAGATGCGGCATTTGATCTATTAAACTATCAATTCCATTTTTTTCAAGCAAATGACTTACATCTATTTTATTCGAGTTTTGTACTAATCTCATTTGCATCAGTGCCCAATTATAGTCTGTGATCCAATCAAGATACATCTCAGCAGCATGTGTTGCTTGGCCTACTAATACCAATTCTTTTATTTTAAGAAAAAAATCACCAAATGGACTTAATAATAGTTTATAATGTCTAGTTGCACAATCACGCCTGGCCCATATAGCATAATTGTTTGCGTCGGGAACAACCAGCCAGACTGGTATCACTGGAAGTCTTAGCAATCTGTCAACAGAATGAGTACTAACATACGATTCAGAAAAATTGTTGCACAACTCTAACCAATCTGAATCAATCAGAGAATTATCTTGAAATTTTACAGATGCAGACTGTGTGACACGCCCGTTTGTGCCAATTGATTGATTCCATTGATGGTTACAGCAATTCACAACAAAATCTCCAGCACACCCCGATACATAACTTACCAAATGTTTCATTTGATTTTCATCCAGTCTAGTTTTTCTGCTGAGAACGGATAATTGGCCTCTTTATAAAAGGCTTTGCGTTTGGTCAAATGGCGTTTGGCAAACTTGCATGTGCTGGTTATGTCCCAGATCTGCACATGATCTTTGTCTTCGGCTTTTCTAATGCCGCGCCCAATTGATTGTATAACTCGAACAAAGCTCTTTCCGGGCTCAATAAGAACCAGATTAAAAATACGGGGGATATTAATACCCACAGCGGC